ATAGAGCAGGATGGTTTTGTTATACCTATCTTTAAACCTATAGAGTCTGATGGAATTAAAAAAGCGCCGGATCAAAAATTAAAAGATGGGATATATCCAGAACATATGATGTATCTTAAGAGTGTAGGATTATGTGGTCAAGCAGATAGAGTAGAAGTAGTAAATGGTATAGTAAACATTTATGACTATAAAACAAATAAAGAAATTAAAACCTCAGGTTATACTAACTGGGAAGGAATTACTGATAAAATGCTTGATCCAGTTACTAATCTGGACGATTGTAACCTTAACCATTATGCTCTCCAGTTAAGTTTTTATATGTATATGATTCTTAAGCATAACCCTAGACTTAAACCAGGAAAAATGATTATCGAACATATTATCTTTAAAGAAGCTGGTAAAGACGCTTATGATAACCGCGTTGTATTATACGATGCTTCCGGGGAACCTGTGGTAGATGACATAGTAAAGTATGAAGTACCATATCTAAAAACTGAGGTTATAAACATTATTAATTATTTAAAAAACTTAAATGATGCTTAATAGTAGTATAGATACCTTTAAATGTCTAGTAAAAGCATCGCACTTTACTAAAAATGCTGAAGATGCAGATAAGTATCATAACGCATATGCTTTTGGTATACAATCTATTTCTGGTAAAGTACTTACATTTCATGTGATGACCGACTATGGTATGCTAAGATCACGAGTACCTATATCGGAAATATATATTAAGGAGCCCATAAATGATATAGATTTTCATATGAAGCAGTTATGGGATTGTTTTTCTGAGAATGTAACCATTAACTGTTTTGAATATCTTCGAGAAAAAAGATGTCAGGTTATCCTTAAAGATAAAAGTTTTGTTTGGGCTACTTATATGTTTACAGTAGACTGGTACAATAACCCATATTCGGAAGAACCTTCAGACTATAAATGCGGTCACATACTTATGGCCGATGATGGATATTTAATGTGTCAACCTAATAATAGAATATTTTGGAAAGACATGAATTGGATAACTAAAGAATTTCCAATTGCCCTAAAAGATATAAAAGTAGATACTGAACTACTATCTGTAGAAGCTGTCTCAAATAGATGGATTGCAGAAGATACAGATAGTTATTATTATAACATAGAGAAAAATGATAATTAAACTATTTGATATACAGGATGGTGTAGTGATTCCAACAGAACACTGTTATACTATTACTACACTTAAGAAGATAATGGATGATTATCCAGAAGATTACCTAAAAATATACCTGTATTTATTTTACATGACTTGCCCAAGCCCAGATATAAATCCTTTCTTTAATCTTGCAGAAGATGACAAAGAAGAGATTATATTAGCAGAAATAAGTGCAGAGTTTAGTCCTGAGGATGATGGTATCCCAGGCGCATTAGATCTCTGTAGAAAATTATATGAAACCCCGACCATGAGGGCGTACAATGGTATTAAGCAAATGCTCGATAGATTAGCAAACTATATGGCTACAACAAGTATAACAGATGGGAGAGACGGTAATATCACAGCGCTTACTAATACAGCAGCAAAATTCCAGCAAATTAGAGAAGCTTACAAAGGCGCGTATAAAGATCTTCAAGAAGAACAACAAGGTAGGGCTAGAGGAGGAGCCGGGCTTGCATATGACCAAATGTAACTTATCAGACTTTTTTATCTACTATTCTTGTGAAACAGAAGAATGGATGGCTATACCTAGAAATAATTTAAGTACCTTTATGAACAGTTATTCTTTACCTAGTAAGGCTAAAGACATTGACTCACTAATAAAACTTATAGAAAATGGCAAAGCAAAACGTTGAGAAGACTGCTCCAAAAGGAGACATTAAGTTTTCTATTACCTTATCTGAAGAGCAAAAGAAAGCAAAAGAGTTAATTCTCAATGCTCCTTATAACTTCTTATTAGGTAATGCTGGTTCTGGTAAAACTTTACTTGCTGTACAGGTAGCTCTTGATATGTACTTTAAGAGAAGAGTAAACAAGATTGTTATAACAAGACCTACTATATCTACTGAAGACAATGGTTTTTTACCAGGTTCTGAGAAAGAAAAGATGGAGCCTTGGCTTGTACCTATTAAGTCTAATATGAGAAAGGTTTATGATAAACCGGATATCTTAAATAAGCTTGAGGAACAGGAAGCTATAGAGCTTGTATCTCTTACACACTTTAGAGGTAGAACTTTTGACAACTGTATATGCATAGTAGATGAATTTCAGAATCTTACTAAGGCTCAGCTCCAGATGTGCGTAGGGCGTTTAGGTAAAGATTCTATTATGATCTTTACAGGTGATCCTCACCAAATAGATTTAAAGTTTAAGAATGAATCTGCTATACATGAGGTACCTAAGTTAGAAAAATCGCAATGGGTTAATAAAGTAGTTCTTTATGATAATCATCGCCATGAGGCACTTAGTGAAATATTAAAACTTCTTAATGAGTACTAATATAGAAATACCTACATGGGAAAACGGGGAGTGGTCTACTACTACCTTTTCTACTCGTGACGAGTTTAAGGATTTTGTATTTAGTATTTTTAAAGAACCTGGTCAATATCAGTTTGATGAATCAAGTCTAAAATTTAACGAGCAGGCTAGAATATTTAACGATATAGGTTTTTATTGTAAAGCTCCTCAGGGAACCAAAGACTTTATTATTTACTGGAATGACCAAAAGAATAAGTGCCGGGTAGGCGCTATATATAAAAACAACGGTAATACATGGTATATACCACGTGACTATTATATGTGGTTAAACTTCTTACCTATCTTCAATAAAGAAACACAGAAGTTTGGATTTGCTGATGTCAGAGATGCCCAGTATCACATGGCTTTATATGAATGCCTTGCTGAATTAAACTTTAAACACGTTGCAATATTAAAGAAACGTCAGATTGCATCTAGTTACTTTCATGCTGGTAAACTAATTAACCAGATATGGTTTGAAGAAGGGATTACTCTTAAAATGGGAGCTAGTCTTAAAGACTATATAAATGAGAAAGGTACCTGGAAATTCTTAAATGAATACGAGGCATTCTTAAATAGACATACTGCATGGTATCGTCCTATGAACCCTAATAAGGTTATGATGTGGCAGCAGAAGATTGAAACTGTAGAACCGTTAACTAAACGTAAGTCTGAAATAGGACTTAAAGGAGTAATGCAAGGGATGTCCTTTGAGAAAGATCCTACTAATGGGGTAGGGGGACCATGTAAGTACTTCTTCCACGAGGAAGCCGGTATTGCTCCTAAGATGGATACAACCTTTGAATATATCCGTCCTGCAATGAAGTCAGGGTTTATGACTACGGGGATGTTTATTGCTGCAGGATCAGTGGGGGACTTGTCTCAGTGTGAACCACTTAAGAAGATGATTACTAGGCCAGATGCTAATGATATCTACGGTGTAGTATCTAATCTAATAGACGAGACAGGTGTAACAGGCACCACAGGATTATTTATTCCTGAGCAATGGTCTATGCCACCGTACATAGATGAATATGGTAACTCTAAAGTAGAAGAAGCTTTAGCAGCATTAGACGAGCAATTTGCCATCTGGAAAAAAGAATTAGATCCACAAGAATATCAGTTACGTATATCTCAGCATCCTAGAAATATTAAAGAGGCGTTTGACTTTAGAACTGTATCAGTATTCCCTAGTCATTTAATAAATGCCCAAATGCGACGAATCGAGGATAGACAATATGCTGAGGAACATTTAGAAATATACAGAGACGAGAAAGGTCAACCTGCTGTGACTCAGACTAATAAGTATCCGATTAGAGAATTTCCTATTACTAAAGATACAGAAGATAAGACTGGCTGTTTAGTAGTATGGGAAAGACCGGTTCAATCTCCAGAATTTGGAACTTATTATGCTAGTATTGACCCCGTTGGCGAAGGTAAAACTACAACATCAGAATCTCTATGTTCTATTTATATCTATAAAACAGCAATTGAAATTACTAAAAAAGATGTAGATGGTGTTCAGACATTTATAGAACCTGATAAAATTGTAGCAGCTTGGTGCGGTCGTTTCGATGATATTAATAAAACTCACGAAAGATTAGAGTTAATTATAGAATGGTATAACGCCTGGACTATTGTGGAAAATAATATTCCGCAGTTTATTACCCATATGATTAATAGAAAGAAGCAAAAGTATTTAGTTCCTAGACAGCAAATTCTTTTCTTAAAAGATATAGGAGCTAATGCTAATGTATTTCAGGAGTACGGCTGGCGTAACACAGGTACTTTATTTAAAAGTCATATGATAAGTTATGCTCTAGAATTTATCAAAGAAGAACTTGATCAAGAGGTAACATCAGATGGGAAGGTTATTAAAAATGTATATGGTATTGAACGTATTCCCGATATAATGCTGATGAAAGAAATGATGGCATATAGAGACGGAGTTAACGTCGATAGGCTTGTGGCATTTGCAGCTTTAGTAGCATTTGCTAAAGTCCAACAAGCAAATAGGGGTTATAAAAAACGCTATGAGGAGACTGGAGCAGCAAAAAACTTGGATAACTCTAATAAATTCAGTAAATTAAATATGAGCCCTTTTCGTCACATTGGCGGTGGGGGTAGTAAATTTGGTGGATTAAAACCACCAAGAAATCCTTTTAAAAACTTACAATAAGCTATGCAGATATATAATGCGATGCAGGTCAAGGCTGGAGCCAAGGTAGAGTACAACAAGATGGGTACTCTTAATCAGCCTATTCAGTTTATTCCTAGAAAAGAAAAAGATAATGACTGGACAGCCTGGAACCTAGACTGGTTAGAATGGAAAGGTTTACAGCATGTACGCCGTAATGCTCGTAGACTTATGAAAAACTATAAGCTTGCAAAAGGTATTATAGATAAAGGTGACTACATTATTGAAGAAGATAATGAATACGCAGATCTTATTGAAACATTAACTAAGGAAGATACTGCGGCACTAGAGCTAAAGTTCTATCCTATTATCCCTAATGTAATTAATACTCTTGTAGCAGAATTTGCTAAGCGTAACTCATCAGTTACCTATAAGTCCGTGGATGAGACATCTTATAATGAAATGATGGAGCTGAAACGCGGTCAGATAGAAGAGTCTCTAACATATATGGCCGAGCAACAGTTAATGATGAAACTTGCTGAAGATGGCGTAGATACACAATCCGAAGAGTATCAGCAGATGCTTTCCCCTGAAAATGTTAAATCTTTACCACAAATCCAAGACTTCTTTACAAAGTCTTATAAGTCTTTAGTAGAACAATGGGCTGCACATCAGCATGAAGTAGATGTAGAAAGATTTAAAATGGATGAGCTAGAGGAGAGAGGTTTTAGGGATATGCTTATTACGGATAGAGAGTTCTGGCATTTTCGTATGCTTGAGGACGATTATGATGTAGAGCTATGGAATCCTGTACTTACTTTCTACCATAAGTCTCCAGATGCTCGTTATATATCTCAAGGTCAGTGGGTAGGTAAATACGATATGATGACTGTAGCCGATGTTATAGACCGTTATGGATGGTTAATGACTGAGGATCAGATGAATACCCTAGAGCAAATTTATCCTGTACGTTCTGCGGGTTATCCTATTCAAGGTTATCAGAATGACGGTAGCTACTATGATGGTACTAAGTCTCATGACTGGAATACTAATATGCCGTCTTTAGGTTATCGTCAGTATACATCTATGTGGGATAATACTCTACGTGGAGGAGATATCGTTAACTGGATTCTTTCAGATAGCGAAGACTGGTATGATATGGGTATGACTAACTTACTACGTGTTACTACAGTTTACTGGAAGTCTCAACGTAAAGTAGGTCATCTTACTAAGATAGATGATATGGGTAGCACTGTTTCCGACATAGTAGATGAAAACTATGTAATAACAGATAAACCTCTTTATAATACAGATCTATTTAAAAATAAAACAAAGGACAACCTCTTATTCGGAGAACATATAGAATGGATCTGGATTAACGAAGTATGGGGAGGAGTTAAAATAGGACCTAATCACCCTACTTATTGGGGAACTAATAATCCTGGCGGTATTAATCCTATTTACTTAGGTATTAACCAAAACCATATCGGACCTATTAAATTCCAATTTAAAGGTGACGATACTCTCTATGGATGTAAACTTCCTGTAGAAGGTTCTGTATTCTCAGACCGTAATACAAGATCTACATCACTAGTAGATTTGATGAAGCCGTTCCAAATTGGATATAACATTGTAAATAATCAGATTGCAGATATCCTAGTAGATGAATTAGGTACCGTGATCTTACTTGACCAGAATGCTTTACCTAGACATTCACTAGGAGAAGACTGGGGAAAGAACAACTTAGCTAAAGCCTATGTGGCAATGAAGAACTTCCAGATGTTACCATTGGATACTTCTATTACCAATACAGAAAATGCGCTTGCTTTCCAACACTATCAGAAACTTGACCTTGAGCAAACTAATCGCTTAATGTCTCGTATACAGTTAGCGCAATACTTTAAAGGTCAAGCCTTTGAAACTATTGGTATTACTCCACAGCGCTTAGGTCAGCAGATTGGACAGACTAATACTGCCACAGGTGTAGAGCAAGCAGTAAGCGCATCTTATGCGCAGACTGAGACCTACTTTATTCAACACTCTGATTACTTGATGCCTCGAGTACATCAGATGCGTACAGACTTGGCACAATACTACCAGTCTACTAAACCTTCTGTAAGATTACAATATATTACTACAGCTGATGAAAGGAAAAATTTTGAAATTAACGGTACTGACCTTTTGCTTAGAGACCTTAATATTTTTTGCACTACTAAAGCTAATCATCGTGCCGTTTTGGAACAGCTTAAACAAATGGCTATTTCTAATAATACTTCTGGTGCTTCCATTTATGATCTGGGTAACATACTCATGGCTGATTCGATTCCTGATGTTACGCAGATACTTAAGAAGACTGAAGCTAAGGCTCAGCAGATACGTCAGCAAGAAATGCAGCAGCAGCAGGCTATGCAAGAGCAGATGCTCCAGGCTAAGCAAGAAGAACAGCGTATGAAGATGGAGTTTGAAACGCAAGAAAATGACAAGAATCGTCAAAATCGTTTAATGGAAGCTCAGATTAGATCAGCCGGATTAGGTTCTACTGTAGATATTAATCAGAACGAGCAGAATGATTACATGGATGCGATGAAAGAGATTAATCGTACCCAAGCTCAGAATGATAATATTAACTTACAAAGAGATAAAGAGATCTCAAGAATGGCCGAGCATAGAGATAAAATGACTGTGGAACAGCAGAAACTTAATACACAAAGACAGATTGCTGAGACACAATTGCAGATTGCTAGGGAAAACAAGAACAAATTTGACGTCAAAAAGGATAAGAAAAGTAAAGAAAAGTAAGCTTTTGCTATACATTCAACTTTATTTTTTTGACATGCTTAATTTTTAAAGTTTAAACTATAGATTTGCGTATATTAATAGTGTAGAGAACTAAAAAACCAACATTATGTCTACAGAAAATACAAACCATGAAACTACCTCTATTGAGCAGGTAGACATTAACCTAGATGAACTTCTAGGTACACCGGGGGCAGAAAACGTGATGCTTCCTGAGACTGAAAAGAAACCTACTGTGTTTACACAGGATTCTACAGATCTCTCCTTTATTGACAACGATTCTGATGAAGATGGCGCAGAATCAAATGCAAATACTTCAATTGATGATATTATTGAAGAGACTGATCCTGACGCAGACTTTAGACCAAAGACTGATGCGGCTGATGAAAAGAAGCCAGCAGGTCGACCTAGAGTTGATAAAACAGGAATGTCTGAATTAGTAAATAAGTTAATTGAAGCAGGTAAAATAGTTCCGTTTGATGACGATAAACCTTTAGAAGAATATTCTATTAAGGATTATGAAGAATTGCTCGAAGCTAACTTTGCTGAAATCGAGAATAAGGTAAGACAAGAAACTCCAGTAGAGTTTTTTCAATCTTTACCTGAAGAACTTCAGTACGCTGCTAAATATGTAGCAGATGGAGGTCAAGATCTTAAGGGTCTATTTAAAGTACTTTCTCAAGTAGAGGAAGTAAGAGAATTAGATCCATCATCAGAAAGAGACCAAGAACAGATTGTACGCGAATACTTACGTGCTACAAACTTTGGTAACGCTGATGAAATTGAAGAAGAGATTGACGGCTGGAGAGATCGCGGAGACTTAGAGTCAAAAGCTCTTAAGTTTAAGCCAAAGTTGGATAAGATGCAGGAATCAGTTGTAGCTCAACGTCTTGCTCAGCAAGAGCAGATGAAGAGACAACAACAAGCGGCTTCAGAAGCTTATATGCAAAACGTATATAATACTGTAGCCTCTGCAGACATTAACGGAATTAAGTTAGATAAACGTTCACAGAATCTTATCTACACTGGTCTAGTACAACCCGCTTATCCTTCTATATCAGGTAAGCAGACTAACTTACTAGGTCATTTGTTAGAAAAGTATCAGTACGTTGAACCTAACTATCCACTAATTGCTGAAGCTCTTTGGTTATTAGCTGATCCAGACGGTTACCGTACTAAGGTAAGAGAACAAGGTAAAGCGGCACAAGTTGAAAAAACTGTACGCCAACTTAAGACGGAACAAGCTAGAATGGCTACAAGTACTCCAGTAATTGAAAAAGAAGAAACAACTCAAAGAAGAATTCCTCGGAATAATAACTTCTTTAAGCGATAAATAACTAACCCTTAAATAAATAAAAAATGGCTCTAAACAACACGACTCCCGTTTTAAATAATGGGATATTCTTACGTGACACGCAGTATGCTGCGAGCTCTCACGTAGATTCGTACCATTTAGTGAACATGCTTAAGAACTCTGAACCTATGGATTTAGGACCAGTAGATCTTTGGGCAATGGCACAAAAGGTCGAAATGCCTCTTTACCAAATGTCTAGCTTTGGTGGCAAAAATGTAATTAACGTTGACAACGCTCGTGGAGAGTACAAGTGGCAAACTCCAGTTGTACAGGATCTTCCTTACATTGTTGACCAAGAAACCCTTCCACAAGATGAAGGTTCTGTTGTACCTACAGTAGGTTCTGATGGTACTACTTTCCAAATCAAACTTTCTCGTCGCGAGTTCGGTCATGGTGATATCATCACTTATGATAAGTACAACGGCGCTGAAATGTACATTACAGTTGATGATATCGTTCCAGTAGGTGACGGTTTTGTTTATACTGTACAATTGGTAAACAACGATAGTGCTTTCGCTATGAGCACAGACTTCCTTGCGCCTGGTACTAAGATCTTCCGCAAAGGTTCTGCTCGTGGTGAATACGGAGAGCGTTTCTCTGACATCACTACACAAACTGGTTTCCTGAATTCTACAACTTCGTAGGAGGAGCTGAAGCACACGTACACTATTCTGTTTCTTCTCGTGCTGATCTTATGATCAAAGGCGGAATGAATGCAGATGGTACTGTACCAGTAGTAGAGATCTGGCGTAACTTCGACAAGAATCTTGATCCAGCTGTTGCTAACCTAGACACTATGGTTTCTAGAATGGGTAAAGATTACGTTAAGCGTGCTATGTCTAACGGTACTTTGTCTCGTACTTTCTTAACTACTATGGAAGCAGCTCACTTAACTAAAGTAGCTACTGACATCGAAACTTACTTAATGTGGGGACAAGGTGGACGCGTTCGTCAAGACGGTCCAGATGATGTTCGTCTATCTGTCGGTTTGTGGAAGCAGTTGGATAACTCTTTCAAGCGTGTATACAACAAGTCTGGTTTCAACTTAGATTTGTTCCGCTCTGAGCTTTACAACTTCTACGCTGGTAAGGTTGACTTCCAAGGTCCAGATCCTAAGCGTCAATTAATTGTACAAACTGGTATGGCCGGTATGCGTATGGTTAACGAAGCTATCCGTCGTGAAGCAATGTCTTCAGGATTGTTGATTCAAGCTGCTGATATCGGAGCAATTACCGGTAAAGGTATGGACTTGAACTTCGGATTTGCTTACACTTCTTATGTTATCCCATTCTTGGCTAACGTTAAGTTCGTGTTGAATCCAGCATTCGATAACTTACATACTAACGACATTGAAAACCCGATTATTGACGGTTTCCCATTGTCTTCTTATTCATTCATCATCTTCGATATCACAGATAATACTAACGACAACATCTACTTGTTGAAACTTAGCTGGGATAACCAATTGAAGTGGTGGTATCAAAACGGTACTATGGACTACATGGGACGTAGTCAAGGCTTCCAGTCTTCTGGTCAGTTCAACGGATACCGTGTATATATGTCTCAAACAATGCCAGCTATCTGGGTTAAAGACCCGACCAAGGTATTGAAGATCGTTATGCGTAACCCTGTAACAGGAGGTTCGTTCTAATCTTAACTAATCGGTAAATCGGGGGAGAGTTGAAAGCCTCCCCCTTTTTACTACCCTTTATAAAAAACCAATAATTTAAAACCAACAAAATGAGAAATGTTACCTTTACTAAGGTAGAACGTTACAGTGCTACAAAACGTTCTCCTATTGCAATTAGACCGTATTTCAATGCTCGTATCGAAAATATGGGACTTGAGAAATACGGATTATCTCTGTATGAAAATGTACAACATATGGAGCAACTAGCGTGTATTGAATTCAACGGAGTTAAGCGCTACCTAACAGGATTAAATGAATTTGCACCGGAGATTAAAAGCATCTCAGATCCAGAGAAAAGAGAAGCTATTATAAAAGAAATCAGAAACGTTGTTTCTGAACTAGAAAAAGAAATGGCAGCAAATGTTATTGATCCAGAGGATAAAGATTTTTGGAATAAAGTAAAATTACTGAGACCGGATAACGACGAGTTTTGGGGAAAAATAGAACTAAAGTGTGGTAATGAGCCATTGTTCTTAGATCCTAAGGATCCTTATGATCTTATTAAGATCTATGCTATCAATGCTGGAGGCTTTAGTATCGTAGCAAAAAGCTATGATGATGCTCGTTCAAAAAGTCCATCTCCTAAATTTTACTTAGATAAATATACAGAAACTGTTACGACTAAGACTGAGAGCAAGAAAATGCGTAACAAGGCTCTTGCAGAATTGCAAAAGCTTTATGATAAAAACGCTAACAAACTTTTCTATGTTGCAAAGATTGTAGATGTAGGAGGAGCTCAATATAAAAAGTCTACGTCTAATGATGTTATTTATGATATCATGGATAACTTTATTAACGGGCAGGGTTCTGAGAGTAATGTTACTAGAGCATCTCAGGTTTTCCTAGATGCTGCTAATTTAAGTATGGAAGAGTTAAAGCTTAAATCTGTAGTAAAAGATGCCACTTACTATAAGTTTTTAGTAAGTAAAGGCGATGGTTTTATTTACCATAAAGAGAAAGGAGCTTTACTCGGACGTAACCAAGCAGAAGTAGTCGAATACCTAAATAATCCTCTTAATGAAGAAATTTTAGTAGATTTGATTAAAAAAGTAGAGAAATATTGGAATCAATAACTATCTTTATATAAAAACATATCATGAAAAAGTCAGTAAAGAAATATAACAACGGTGGAGAAACCTATACCCGTAAGAATATTCTAGGTAGAACTATTAAAGAAACTTATAAGGAATCAGGTGCTCCGTCTTTTGATGAAAATCGTAGATTAGGCAGTTCTAAGTATACTAAAGAAGTATATAGAAAAGATGGATCACTTGCTAAACGTAAAGAAAGTGATAGTGCCTACAAACTATTTGGATTTGATAATGTTAGCAAAGTGACTAAGTATGATAGAGAAGGTAATGTTAAAAGGTCTAAAGGATTTTCTAGTAAAGATATAGGTTATAAAAAAGGTGGTTCTGTAAAATCTAAAACAACTAAAAAAAAGTAATATGAAAAAGATGAATTATGGCGGTATGAAAATGAAGACCGGCGGTATGGTTAATCCTAATGCTGCAGTAAAAGTTGCTACTTCTACCAAGAATCAAATTGGTGGTGGAAATGCTAAAGCTGCTGCACAAAAAACAGGACCTAAGAAACCAGCTAAGAGCAAAACACAACCTGCTCCTAAACGCGGTAAATAATGCCTATACTAACTAAACAGGAAGCGGCTCGCCTCGTCAGAGATAAGAAATCTCCGATACCCTCTTATTCTAGAGGGGGCGCTGCTCCAAAGAAAAAAGGAGGTGGCTGTGGCTGCAAAAAATAAATCTAAAGTAAATCAAGCAGGCGTCTATACCAAACCAGGTATGCGCAAATCTTTATTTAATAAGATTAAGGCCGGAACAAAAGGAGGAGATCCTGGGGAATGGTCTGCTAGAAAAGCTCAACTCTTAGCTAAAGAATATAAAGGTAAGGGTGGTGGCTATAAAACCAAGAAGTAATGGCTAAAGATCCACAGCAAAGTTTAAAAGACTGGACTGCACAGAAGTGGATGACATCTGGTACTTATGCAAATAAGAAAAAGGGGTCAGCTAAAGAAGTAAAGTCTAAGGGTAAGAAACGTTATTTACCAGAATCAGCATGGGGAGCATTATCACCAGGAGAGAAATCAGCTACTAATAAAGCTAAAGCTGAAGGAAATAGAAAAGGTAAACAGTTTGTTAAACAACCTAAGTCTATAGCGAAAAAAGCTGCGGGACACAGATGATTGAAGATCTTAAACCAATACAAGATATAATAACAAAAGAAGAAGAACTAGTGTTATTAGATCGTATTAGTAAAGATGTAAACTTGAAAAAGGATGCTAAACGTAGCAGACTTTATATTAGATACGGGAAGTCAGTTTATGATACAAATGTTATATCTAAGGTTATACCGGACTACCTACTAGATTTATCACAAGTATTAATAAACAATAATATACTTAAAAAACTTCCCGAATCTATAACTATAAATATATATGAAAAGGGTGACTTTATAGCTCCTCACATTGATAACTTAAAAGCTGGCCCTATCATAACTATTTTAAGTATCGGTTCAGAAGCAGAACTAATTTTGACAGATGGACCGCATAAAAAAACTATACTATTACCTCAAAGATCTGTTTTCCAATTAAAGGGTATATACAGAACAAAATGGGAACATAGTATACTACCGGTAAAAGATAAAAGAATATCAATAGTATTTAGAGATTATGGCAACTAAAAAATCAACAACTAAACCTGCAGCAGCTAAGAAATCTACATCTTCAGTTGGTATTTCTATTTTAGGTGGAAATAAAGCAGAAATGCGTAAATGGGAAATAGAATCAGCCATGAATACTTTGCAGAGAGCTGCAGAGATTCAAAAGGATTCTAAACTTATGGGCGATGTTAAAAAACTTGCTGCTCAAAAAGTTAAAGAGTTTAATAGTATTGCTAACGGTAAACTAAAATAATTATGGCTAAAAATGCAAAACAGCAAGCTGCTATAGCAATGTCTATGAAAGCAGCAGGTAAAAAACCTAAAATGGCAAAAGGTGGATCTACATCTTTCGGTATGCTCTCTGTAAAAAAAGGAGTAGATAATAACCCAGCTCCTACACAAGCTGATAGAATTGCAGGAGCTACTATGAAAAAAGGTGGATCTGTTAAAAAGAAGAAGTAATGGCTAAGTCTCCAGCATGGCAAAGAAAAGAGGGTAAGTCACCAAGTGGTGGACTTAACGCTAAAGGACGTGCTTCTTTAAAAGCAGCAGGTCATGATATCAAAGCTCCGCAGCCAGAAGGAGGTCCTAGAAAAAAGTCATTTTGTGCAAGAATGTCTGGGATGAAGAAGAAGCTTACTAGTTCTAAGACAGCTAATGATCCAAATAGCAGAATTAATAAATCACTTAGAAAGTGGAAATGTTAAAATATAAATTATGATGAAAGGTTGTGCAAAATGCGGCGGTTCTATGTATAAAAAAGGGGGTTCAGCAAAACCTTCTTCAGGACTTACGTCAAAACAAAAGTCTTCTGTAGCTAAGAAAGCTTCAGCAGGTAAAGACATCGGTAAGAAAGGTAAAATGTTTGACAAGATCGCAGCTAAAGCAGGAGGTGGAGAAAAAGGTAAAAAGATTGCCGCTGCAGCAATGTGGAAAAATATTAAAAGAGGATAATGAATAACACTACTCTACAATTAAAAATTAAGCAAAGACTTAACAAGCTTGCTAGTAATGATTACGATAATCTAGAATGCTGGCAAATTGTAGAGGCTTTTAATAAAGCGCAAATTCAATGGGTTCGTCGTCAGCTTATAGGTATGAATGCCGAAAAGCAAGGAGATGAGCAAACTACTCGTAAGATAGACGATTTGCAAAATTTATTGAAAGAGGTTTCGCTTACTCTTTACCAAAGAAATCTTTTTGTGGAGTCTGATTATTTACCATCGGACTATCTGCAATTTAAAAGAATTAATGCTAATGCTAAAAAGGACTGCTGCGAAAATCCTGCAGAAATTACAGTAACTTATTTAGCAGAAGAACAAAATGTACCTGTATTATTACAGGACGAATTGAGAAAACCTAGTTTTGAATGGGGAGAAACTTTCTGCACATTAGTCGGTGACAAAGTTAGAATCTATAATAATAACGATTTTGATGTTGTAAACTGTAGTTTAATGTATTACAGAAATCCAGTACTTATTCAAATTGAAGGTTGTACAGATCCCTATTCTTTACAAGTCTCTACCGAGAACGTTATTTGCGAGTTTCAAGATAATATTGTAGAAGTATTAATTGATGAAACAGTTCAAGTTTTAGCAGGAGATATAGAGTCTATGAATCAATATGCAATATCTAAATCATCATCTGAAGAAAATACCTAATTATCATGGCTGAACAACCTAGAAACTTATTAAAAAGAGAAGTAGTTGGAGTAACACCAACTCCTAAAATAACTAAAGCGCCTTCTACAAAAGGTAAGAATGAACTCTTATCTGATGACTGTGTAGAATATTTAAACTATCGTGTACAACAAGAAGAGTACTCCGGTAGAATTTACATGTCTATGGCTATGTGGTTAGAGAATAACGGTTATGTTAATGCTGGTAAACTTTGGCGTAGATATTCAGATGAAGAAATGAAGCATGCAGATATTGCACGTACTTATCTTTTATCTATGGGAGTACAACCACTTACCCCTAAATTAGATGCACCTAACCAAAACTTTACAGGTCTTCCTGAGATTATAGAGATGTCTTATGATCATGAGATCACAGTAACTAAGCAAATTAAGGAACTAGCTGGAGACGCTATGAAGAAAACAGATCACATGCTGTATGAACTAGCACTTAGTTATTTAAAAGAACAAGTAGAGGAGCATAACAAAATGCAGAACTGGGTAGACCAGTTAAATTCTTTTGGTACAGATAAGATCGCAATGCGCTTGCTGGACCACGAGATGAAAGATTATTTGTAAAAATTTGGAAGGTCTAAATACTTTCCTTATATTATATATATGTTTGTAACCCAAAAATAAAAAAACAATGTCTTATTTTAATCATGCCTTTAATAAAGCTTTCGTCGGAACAGCGGGCTTTATTAACGACGGTACAGCGACAAGCGCGCTAACTACCGGACAATTCGGATTTTATAATCCAAAAACTTGGACTAACCAGACTACAGCTCCTACAAATTGCTGCCCTCTTGTGTTAGTTTCTGGATCTATTCACCCTATTGATAAAATAGGTCCTTATCATGGCGGATACAGCGAGTCTGTAAAGTCTAAAACTATTAACCCAAAGTATGTACAAAGTTTCTACAAAGTACTTCCTTGCGCTCCACAACAGTCGCAAATTCTTGTAGGTGCTACTCATGACAGCAACGGGGAAGGTTTCGCAAGTTGTGAGAAGCAATTCTTGTGCGGAGAAACTTATAACTTACGTTTAGACATCAAAGGTTCTCCTGTATTACGTTACTTAACTCGTAACACTTATTATACAAGTGCTGCTTACACAGGTTGTTGCCCAGAGGGAGAACTTGCTCCATCAGCAGTTAATCCTTTAGTAGTTTATGCTAAATGGGCTTATGACTTCTTGAATAGTCCTCTTATCTCTCCATTTGTACAAGTAGTTGTTACTTATTCTACAGATGGTGGTCTAAACTGGAATGCATTAAACGATGGTACTAATTCTGAAGCTCAGTTGGAACTTTTGTATAATACTTACAATGGATCATTCCCTGTAGGTACAGATGCAACTACTCTAGCTGGTTTGATTATTACTGGAGCTTATGTAGATACTCGTTTCTCAAACTGTACTTTCTACCCAACTGATTCTATTATTGCTTTCTTGGAGCCAGTTAAAATCTATGCTTCTGAAGTAGATCTTAACGGAGATCCTTGTACATTCGAAGGTCTTTGTGTAGAGACAGGAGGAAATAACCAAGATTGTTTACCACAACAGTTAAAAGGTACTGGCGAGAACGTTATTCGTGACGTAATCATGACTGAAGCTTACATGCAACAGCCTTTCTATACTGGAACTGACTTACGTATTCGTGAGATCACTAACGGTACTGACGTATATGATGCAGTAGATCGCACAGCTTTCTATACTCGCTACTATATCCAGCATAGCGTACCTCGTTTCAACAACCCAACTGGTACTTTTGATAATGATCAATACTTACTAGAAATCATCGGTCTTGCTGAAATTGAAACTTTAGCTACTGCAAATAGCGCTGCTACAACTGTAACTGTTGCTTCTACATTCGGAATTGCTGTAGGTACAATGATGTACATTAACGGTGTATCTTCTGGATCAACTGTAGTTTCTGTTAACTCTGCAAATTCAACTGTAACTATCAGCGGTAACGAAACTGTTACTGGCGGTGATGTTCTTTTATTTGCTGATCCAAGCTTAGCAACATTTGAAACATTTGTTGAAACTTGGTTAGATAACTGCGGAGCATGCGAGACTTTAACAATCTATGCTTGCCCAAGTCAATGTACTCCTACTCCAGGTGAATTCATAATAGACTAATCTTAACTAAAATTATAAAAAGGGGGAGGGACAATAAAAATCCCCTCTCCCTTTTTTATTTTCATACTATTTTTGTAACTTAGTAATATGGCACAACATAAATTATCCTTAGAAATTCCAGATACTCTTACTACATGTATCATAAGAGTTGTAGATACTAGTACCTATGATGAAAACATACCTGTAGATTGTCCTCAGTTAGAGATAACTGCACCTGGTTTTACAGAAGCAATATTGCTTACTCCAGGCAGCGATTTTGCTGTTAACTATACAGCATGTGATCTAGGAATTCAGGCTACTAATTGTGGCACTACTAGAAATAATCTTCCGGACGGCGTATATGTAATTAAGTATAGTGTATCTCCAAATGATATAGTATACGTAGAATATAATCACTTACGTACAACGGAAGCATTAAATAAAATAAATAGTATACTTTGCTGTCTAGACGTACCCGGTTGTGAACCACTTGCTCCTATGAAAGAGAAATTAAAAGAGGTTCAGTTATTATCCGTTATGTTAAAAGCAGCAAAAGCTAAAGTAGAATATTGTCATAATCCGAAAGAAGGTATGGCTATATATACTTATGTTTTAGAAAGGCTTACTAAATTAGCCTGCGGATGCGGATGTGAATCATGTTAAACAATAATAAAAACCAACTATTATGGCTAAATGTACAAACTG